TCCGTAGGAAGAAGACTGTTAGCGCTATTGAGTTAGATGCACGTCGTGAGGCTTGGCTGATATGCCATCCTCACGTGGATATGGGTTCAGAACTGGCTAAGACTAAGTTACATGAGTTCATGTATACGGAGCGTTATGCACCTGATACGAAGGAGCTTCTCGACATGTTGGGCCTAGATGGTGCACGTGAACTGGATTTCGAGGAAGCTTTCGAGATCGTAGATGAGCCACATGTTCACACCATACGTGAAGCTAGGGTTTCTCCTAGGTGGTCTGAGAAAATGTATCCAATATATGCGATAACACGTACAGCTTACATGGCTCGACCAATCGGCTTGAATGCCTAGCAACTGGGGTATTATCTCTTGAACATAGTGAAAGAGATAATATCCCACCCCATCAAAATTGTACTGGGAGGTACACATGATAAAGGATATGACACTTAACGGTTACGAAGTGGTAGCAGTATCACATAAGACACACGGTTCAAGCAGCGATTCAGACGAATTGACTGAGGGACGTGCCATTGTGTACAGACCTGAAGGACCATTCGGCTTAGATCGTCCATATGTGGTGGTTGCGTTGAACCTAGCTAAGGATGACCATTCCGATGGTTGGGCACATGCAATATGTTACGACGTAGCTACATATGATGAGGCTTTGCACATTATGGCTAAAGGTGTGAGAGCATGAAAAATATTATGCCATCCACACACATGGGATCAGATGGTGAACGTCTCATGTTTACGAAAGTCACGAAATGCCCTAATCAAGGCAAAAACGATGCCTGCTACTGGATGCATGTATGCGTTGACTATGTGTACGACCAGAACGGAAGGATTCAGCTTGTCTGAAACCTGTATGTGTAGCAAAATAAATTCGTCGCTTTTGCGAGGAGGTATTACATGTTGGAATGGTTACGTAGTTTGAGCTTCGGGACAGCAATTTTTGGAGCTTTGTTTATATGTTATAGTGTGTATCTGTTTGGTGGCTTAGCCATACATATGGTTACATATACACCTGAAGGAAAGAAACGGTTTCAGAAAGAGAAGCCACGTGGTGTTGCCTATTGGCAAGCCAGAATTGAATCAGAGCGCAAACATACGCTCTAATACGTACTGGGAGGTACATAATGTCAGATGAAACATACGAAGGCTGGACTAACCGTGAAACGTGGTCGTTTCAGCTACACGTAACAGAATATGGGTTCGGCAGTTTCTTGTTCAGACCTGAAGTGCTAAGAGCACTAGCTGAAGAAGGAATGCGTCCTACTGGGTGGCCTGAAGGCACATGTAGAGGAGCCAAAGGTGTGGTAGCAGATGCTCTCAAAGATACATATGAGATGTTGTCGAATGAGAGAGAAAGTTACTGTGGCGCAGATTCCATGGACATGTTCGATTACATAGGTTCACCTTGGAGAATTGACTGGTTAGCTGTCGCACCGCATTGGTATGGTGACGAGTGGAACACCACAGAAACAATCATGCGAGAAGCCGACGAATTCGGTCCAGTTTTAGCCTATTGATCACCCTAAATGGGGTATTAACTCTCGAACGAAGTGAGAGAGTTAATATCCCACCCCTCAAATTTTCGAAAACAAATTGTACTTGGAGGTACATACAATGGCAATACAAATTGAAGCGATAGCAGAAATCGACGATCAAGAAATATATCAGGTCGTAACGCAAAGTCCAGTTATACACGATTATGTGAGAGACGTTGCAAATCAGTGCATATCAGACATCGATCTAAACGATCTGATGCGTGATTACAACGAGAGTATTCGTGACATTGCGACTGAAGTGTTCGAATGCGAAAAAGACAACCTAGACATACCTGATGAGTTTTCATCTGATGCGTTAGGTGATATGTTAGAGGAAACTTTAAGCGACTTTGCTACTACAAGCGAAGAAAGCTTATGTGCTACAGGCCGTGCGTTTCAACGTGCTGTACAAACTGCGGCAGAACGAATGCTAAACAATCAAAATCTAGGTGATGCATTCGTAGGCTATGACGATTACATAGACCAGAAACACAAGATGAAAACTCTTGAAGATTCCCATGCACGTTTACAAATTCAGGTTATGCAAATGACTACAGCATTCGAAAAAATTGGTATCGCTATGGACCCGTTCAAACGTGTCCCTACCATACCTGTTGATGTTGTGGGAACGACGATTGTGGCTAGGACTACATTCGACGGTTAAAAGATCACGTGAGTGAAGGTTGCCCACCTAGTTAGTTACAACGTTCGTACTAGCCTAGGTGAGTTTCCTTGACTTACCTGACGTAAGTCAAACACATGTACTTGGAGGTACAAAAAATGGTTACACACATAGATAACACACCTGAAGGTTCACATAACTGGCTCAAAAGTTTGCGTTCAGTTATCGAAGAAAAAAATATGAATTCGGAATTAGCTGCGCTAGAACCAATGTTTGATCCTGCTAATAGCAAGCAACGCAGTGCTGATACAGATGAGAATGTGGTGAAAATGTCCACACGTGATGCTGCTGCACTTGTTGGCGCTGATTTCGATGTTGACTATCGTTCAGCACACTTCCAATCAGGTGAAAAAGCCAACGATGGATACGGTCATCAATTCACTAACCAAAGTTTCGTACCTGTATACAACAAGGGTATGAAGCAAGGTAAGCCACTGTTCGAAGGCATATTCCGTTCAGGTACAGACCAGATATTAGGAATGGTTTCTGGTTCTTACCCTGCTCGTGACGGTTACAAGCACGTGTTAGATGTTATGGAAGATTTGTTCCCTAACAGTTGCACAGGTATAACCGTGTTCGGTCAAGGTGAGAAAGCTATCATCGCTCAGGAAATAGGTGACGCTATAGACCTAGGCATGTTCAATGGTGAGCAAGACATTCTGCAACCATATGTATACACACGTATGAGTCTGAATCGTAGTTGGTCTACCGAATCTATACCTATGGTGAAGCGGCTTGTATGCGAAAATGCGTTAGGTCATAAGGAAAAGCTGTTTCGTGTGAAAGCTACAGCTAATCATGATCACAGACTCACGTTAGCTGCTGAGATTATGCAAGCTAGCATTGATCAGACATATGAGTTAGCTGCTATGGCAAACGGTTTCAAAGATTGCGACTTTCGTGGACATGAGTTCACAAAGCTAGTCAACGATTTGTTTCCATATGATCCCGAAGCTAGCAAACGTACTAAGAACAAAACGTTAGCTAAAAAGTCGATGCTTGGTACTGAATGGCATAGGCAAGCATCAGTAGTTGATGGAACAGCTAATATGTGGACCGCTTACAACGTTGTCCAAGGCGTTGAACAGCACACATGGAACTCTCCTAAATTGGAGAAGAGCCATGTACGTGATCAAGCCAAGGGGTTAGCTAAAACTTTGGACGGTAAAACACCTATCGCAAACGCATGTGAAGAATACCTTAAGGGTATGCTTCACATATAGGGTCAAGTCTACCCATCGCGTTTGTACCTCCCCCTGATGGGTGGACCTAAAGGCAGCCTGGCACGTGGTTTCCATGTGCTGGGCTGTCGCTATTTAGGAAGGAAATGATGAAAACCAAAACATGTAGTAAGTGCGAAGAAACTAAACCAATCACGGGCTATCACAAAAAGCAAGGTGGCAAGTATGGCGTCGGCTCTGTATGTAAAACATGTGCTATTGCTAGAACAGTAGCTTGCCAAAAAGAAAGACATAAAGACCCAAAAGTTAAAGCAGAGTATCAAGCCATGATGAAGCGATACTACGAAAGAAACAAACACCGAGAAAATTTAAGCTTTAGTAAAACTTCTAGAGCCAAACGCTATAAAGCTAATCGGAAAAAATTATTAGCTGATGGAAAAGAGTACCAATCAAGACCAGAGGTAAAAAAGAAAATACAAGAGCAAAAGAGGCAATATTGCCTTGATAACCAAGATGTTGTTCTGAAAAGAAGGAAAGAGTATCGCAAGAACAATCTAGAAAAAATTCGAGCAAAAGAAAACATTAGAACACGACGCAGAAGAGCTATAGAGTCTGACGGTCACAACCTAAAGGAGTTGCACGTTTACTGGAGAGCCAACGGTATAGACCCTAAGCGATGTACTTACTGCGATGCTTGGCATACCAAGTGGGCTAACAACTGGAAAACGTCAGCAGGTGATCATGTTGTTCCAATATCTAAAGGTGGAAACGATTACCTGAAAAACCTTGTGCCTTGTTGTCTGTCTTGTAACTCTTCCAAAGGTCCGAAGATTCTTTACGAGGAATGGACACCACTTAAGGAACGGATAGCAGTATGAGAAAATATTACAACAACAGCGGCCAAACATTCGCATCGAGAATGGACTGGTACCTGGACCCCAAAAACAAATACATAAAGATAAACAAAAAAACAGGTTGTTGGATATGGCAAAGGTGCCGACTGCCCGCAGGTTACGGGCTAGTAAGCTCAGTCCTCATAGCGCGAGCAGTAGGAACTAAAAACAATTCTCTTGTTCACAGAGCAGCGTACTTACATGCAAAAGGTGTTTTATCGCCAAGTACACATTTAGATCACCTGTGTGGAACAGCTTCTTGCTGTAACCCAACACATTTAGAAGAGGTAGATGCTTCTGTAAACAATGCACGTAAAGCTTTAGTGCGAGATCAGACACAAGAAATCGTTGAATTAAAAAACGAAATTAAACGTTTAAACAGTCGCATACAAAGACTAGAAAAGGAAAAAAATGATAGAAGTAAACGGCAACCTGCGTGTAGAGAAGTCTGACTTCGTAAAGCACGGTTACATAGGCACCTATAGCATAGGTGAATGTAGGTGTGAACTTTGCCAAGCAGCTTGGGACAGATGGGACGTGTTCAAATCAAATGAATCACGTAGGTTGGCAGCTAGAGCACCAAAAAGAACGCAAGAAGCGCTCAGGAAAGCGAAATACAGAGCGCGAATATCTTCGACAGACTAGCCCTTATCCTTTCGGGTGAAGGGGAACCTGCCATTACGGATTATGGTTCATACGACTAGCATTGTGAGTCGTTAAGGTTCCCCGTTTGTCGAACTTTTATATGACAGTTATGTTACAGGTGTTCGCTTTTTTTAAAAGCTTACTAAACTAAGTACTAGTACTAAGTAAACAATAACCACCTTAAGTGGTTATTGGTACTAGGTACCAATTGGGAGAAAAATATGGATTACCCGCTGCATAGGGATGCAGACGGTAGATGGATTCACACATGGGTTCGTCAATCGTCAATCAAAACAGCAGACATGTGTATGGAAAGATTCCGCAAAGACATTTACAGCCTGTCGGCGGAAAGACCTAAAGACGTAAACACTTTCGGTACAGCGTGCCACGCAGTAGCCGAAGATGCTTTACAAGCACGTATGAATGGCAAAGACGAAACCCTTGATGGGCTTCTGTATGCGTTTGATTACTATTGGGATGAAGCAAAGCTACTGATCGATGATGATCAGTGGACTAAGTACAAACCTGAGACAATAGGTGCCGAAGGATACTCACGTATCACAGACTGGTACAACCAAATCTATAACGCAGATGAAAAGATAATACCTACAGGTATAGAGCAAGACTTCAACAAGATCTTGTGGGAAGACAACGAACGTGTGATCTATGCACGTGGCACGATAGACCTAGTTGAAGAGAATCGTGTCTGGGATTGGAAGTTCCCATCACGTGACTATTCCAGAAACAAATGGGAATACGAACGTTGGGATGTGCAATCAATTATGTACTGTTGGGCAACTGACATTCCGCTATTCAGGTTTGGGATCATACATCCTAAAGGGGTTTCATACATCGAGTTGGAACGTGACAGTTCGCATACAGAATGGATGAAGCAAAAGGTCTTAGCACTCGCCAAGTTCGTTGAGAACGCACCTAGAGGTCAATGGCCTTTAGGTGACAACGGTTGGTGGTGCTCAGAAAAATGGTGTCCAAATTGGACATCGTGTAAAGGTGCTACAGGAGGTATCACATAATGGCATTTAAACCAATGTCACCATCAGAACGTGCGTCAATTGAGGCGCAAGTTCTAATCAAATGCACGGTAGAGCTTACATGTGCTCAACTGGCTTCAGGAACATCTGACCCTAACGAAGATTTACTTACGTTACTGGCAGACAATTCTGGGGTGCTAATGAACACGTTGATAGATTTGAAAGCAGGATTAAACGGTGCGCTTTCATCAGCCGAACAGACAATTGTTCATACTGATTCAATTGCACCTGTGCTTTCAATAGTCGAGAACGCGTTCCCTGGTGCAACTGTTTCACAGCCACGTGGCGAATCAAAATATATTGACGACGCAGAATATGCGAGCGTACACAAACTTTGGTTAGCTGAACGAAGTAGTGGAGTGACTTATGGCTCAAAGGAATCTGCGTTTATGGATAACCAAGTCGTAAGGAAGTTGTGGGTTGACGGAGCACGTGTTTACCCCGATACTTACTGGTCCGAACAGATGAGAGGACAACCAATCCCCTCAACTAAGAACAACAAATGCGCTCTAGGTGATTTCAAAATCAAACGTGGCGTGTTCGTTGACGGTGAAGGTAATGTGTCACTTCAGCAGGGAGATGGAAATCATCCCCAAGCAGGAAAAAGTGGCTACTTCGGTGGTATGCAAAAACATTCACCATTCAATTGGGCTGACAAACCACAACCTGTATCAGGCGATACTTTCGCCTCATCAGGTGGTTGAAAAGTTAGACCTTGAAGATGCACGTCTGTTAGTTGGGCGGACCACGGCAGAGACCGTGGTTCCCCCACAGGCAGAAGTGGAAGGCGTCTCGAGCAACGATGTGAAAAGACTATTCACACCTAAGTCTGAACAGATTCGGCTAATGCGTAGCGATCTTAAAGCAGGTGGAGAATGGAAATTTGGCATCAGAAGGTTCGATGAAGTCACGATGGGGGGAGCTAGACCTGGCAACCTCGTCACTCTGATAGGGAAAACACATACAGGCAAATCGCTACTCGCGATGAACATAGTTGCAAGGAACAGTGGTCACAGAACTCTGTGGGTATCACCTGACGAAACAGAATCAATGTTCTGGGGTCGTTACGCAGCCATAAAAATGCAGATAGGTCAAAAGGATTGGATCAGCAGACTGATACGTAATGACACGTTAGCGTGGCAACGTACTAGCGAAGTGATATCCAATTCAACAAACTTACACTTTGAATCAACAGGTATGTCGGTAGATGATCTAGACAAAGCAATGCGAATTGCCACATCCGAGCTATGGGATGGGCAACGACCAGATGTTTTAGTTTACGATTATCTTGAACTGATACGTGGTGGAGGATCAGGGGACGCAGCCAGCGTCCAATCTAAAATAGAATCCTTTAAGCAACTCGTATCAGACTGGCGAGTCATAGGTGTAGTCATACATCAATCAGGCAGAGGCGCAGGTAACCGTGGCTCTGCTGGAGGCATAGACTCTGGCAGATTCGCATCTACCAGTGAAAGCCACTTCGTGTTAGAAACATGGAGACGATGGGACGACACCAACCTTGACGAAGAAACTCGTAGATTCTACGAAAACGAAGTAAGCGTTGGCCTATGGAAAAACAAAGCAGGTGAAGGAGAAAAAGCCGAAGTCAATTTAACTATTGATGCATCAGGCCGATTACTTGAACCTGGTGTTACATGGGAGCAGATGAGTCTTCATGAGTGACACAATGAAAGACATATTTGAAGGTTTCCCTTACGCTTTCGGCACAGACGAAGGCGGATGCAGGTGGGCACCAGTTACATCAGAAACGTACAAACGTCACCTAGAAGGATCAGAAATGATTGGAATTTATCCAATGGTTTACGATCCTCACAAGGAACACGTAGGTAGCGCTGGTTTCATAAATGCTAACGGGAGACCTGTTTACAGTGAAATGAAAGAAGAACTGTGGAAATGCAAATGGGGAGCCGTCGATATAGATGAAGGCGACGACTCAATTGTGTATGCACAGAACGTCGCGACAGTACTTGAAGCATTAGGTGTAACGTCGTGGGTAGAACTCTCTCGAAGTAAAGGTTGCCACGTGTGGATCTTTACAGAAGAATGGGTTCAAGCTCACGTTATACGTAAAGCGATGTTAGCGGCAGTGCAAATAGCACAAGTTAAATTTGATGCTGTATACCCTAAGCAAGATTCAATTGACGGTCCACCTGGTAATTACATGAGACTGCCATACGGAGGGCGAAGGCCCGACGGAAGGCAAGTCATGTTAGATAGAGATAACAACTCTATAGACCTGTGGGACTTCATGCTTGACGCAGAAACTAACCGTGTCTCGACACAATCTTTGATAGACGTGTCGAAACTATGGAAAGCGCCTGTGCAAAGCTTGCCACCTGAACGTTCTTATGACAAAAAGCCATTGATGCAAATCGATGGTACACGTTTAAGAGGCGTAGCTAGGCGCATGTGGGAAGACGGACCTCATAGCTACTTTCACCAGTCTGGTGCTGGTAAAGGTAGACATGGATTCTTGGATCGTTTCGCACGTGCCATGTGGGAAGCAGGGTATTCAGAGCCAGATGTGGTAGCTTGGACCTCAAAGCTAGACGCCCAATTGGGTGCTTGGTGGCCTGAAGGCCCAAAATTTGAAGGCAGGAGAGATGCCCAAAGGCAAATCGAACACCTCGTCCAGCACGCCAGAACCATTGCCACAAGGCACTGAGTTCACGTTTGTAGTGCAGGGGCGGCCCACTCCCAAGGGTCGTCCCCGCATGACACGTAGAGGTCGTGTATACACACCGCAGACAACACTCGAAGCTGAAGACGCAATAGTTGCAGCTATTCCTGACGATGCACCAATCTTTAATTGTGCAGTTCAAATGGAAATAACTTTCACTAAAGACTCGACTTCAGTAACTATCAGAGACGCCCCAGATTGGGTAACTAATCTACGTGGGGACATAGATAACTATGTGAAACTGTTAATGGATGGGATACAAAAAGCTGGGATAATCCCAAACGACAAACAAGTGGTTCATGTAGATGCAGTAAAGATCTAACTATGGAAACTTTTAGATTAAAAACATTCGACGAACGTATTAAAACAATGGGGGATATAGCTGAACAAAAGTTTGAAGAACACGCAGCAGTACAATTTGTTAGATACGGATTAAACCGTCCAAAAATTAATATGGCTCACTTGCCACCAGAGATCAGGCACACACCTGACTATCTGACAACGCAAGGGTTAGTAGAAGTACAAGGTTTAGGCAAAGATCAGATATTAAAAGTTAAACACGAAAAACTTGCAGCATTGCAATGGTGGTCTAAAGTACACCCTCTTTATCTTTTTATATACGATTCTTATAGGGAAAGAACGTACATGATGCCGTTCAAAGAACTAAACAAAAAATGTATCATGTCCGAAACAAATTATTTCCCTGAAGGTAAACCGTACTACGCGATACATTCCTCTTTGATTTGGGCAGACAATGAAAGGAAGTAATGCCAATAATTCTCTCTTTAATATTAGCTATGGGCCTAAGTCTTCCAATAGACCCAAGCCATACACAAGAAAAGAATTCTTCAGGTAACGAAATATTTGACCAGTGGGGAGACCTACTAGTAGAACACTTTAACCTTGAAGACATGAAAGTAATTACACGTATCATCT